GATCGTCTGGTCAGCTATGGTGACTATGGCGTATGGCCACCAGCTTTCCTCAAGCCGGCTTTCAATTCCCTCGTGCCAGGTTGGCTTGTAGGTTCTTGCCACTGTTCTTGCTCCCCTTAAACAACATCTTCAAAAGTTTCTTTAAGGACACTTTAATCTGAAAAAAAAATGGGAGCCGGAGATTCAAGCTTCAAGATGTCAACGATTTGCTGAATTTCCCTTAACTTGAATTGAGACTTCCCATTGCATTTGCGGAAGAAAGCAGAACGTGAAATATGCAGTTTTTGGCACATTTCAGTGGTGCTGATCTTCGCTTTTTTCATTTCATACTCCAGTAACGCTGCGTTCAATTGATTCACCTCCTGTTTTCTATTTGCGTTGTCCGGCTTCCGTTTGTGTCGTTTAGGACACTTTTATAATACAACCTTTCATTTTCTTTGTCAATGTCTTTTTGTTTCCTTTTGAGAACTTTTTTGGCGTTTCCGTTCTTTCGTGTTGCCAAAACGACACAAATGTGATATTATAGTTTTACCAATTCGGAGGTAGAAATCATGGAAATGGGCGAAAAAATAAAGGCTTTGCGCAAGGCGCATGGGTTAACTTTAGAGCAGGTCGGTCAAGCCGTTGGCGTTGGAAAGTCCACCGTCAGAAAATGGGAAGAAGGCGACATTCAAAATATGCGCCGGGATAAAATTGCCGCCCTGGCTTCTGCACTCCGTACAACCCCGGAGTTTTTAATGGGCTGGAATACGAGAGAAGACCATTGGACTACAAATCTTCGTGAGAGCGTTGCTGAAATATTGGAGAACTGTGAACCGGTCGGAGCTGCTGATGCAGGCGTTGACTTGGAGCACCTGTCTGCTGTTGCTTCCGGAGAAATACCTATCTCTTTAGCAGAGGCCTGCTACATTGCGGACGAAATTGGATGCACGGTAGATGAATTGGTAAACAAAAAGACCGACCATGAGAATGTCACGGACGGTCTTAGTGATTTAGATCGGCAGCTCATCATTCTTCTGAAGATGATTTCTCAAGACCAGAAGCTTTTTCTTTTGGCTCAGCTGAAAACTCTGGCAAGCCAAAAGGAAGAGAAAGAAGAAACTCCTTTTTAGTTTCCTCGTCGAGTGCAAGAAACAGTTTTATTATTTCGATGTCAATAGGTCCCAGCATATAGCCACCCCTTTCGTTTATAGATGGCTACCGGTAGCGTGTCGTATAAACATTATAACAGATTTTGAGATTTTGTACCGATTTTGTTAGATTTTATCGCTAAAGGATTAGGAGAGGAAGAAATGAAATTATCCGAAGTTGTGTACAAATACCGAAAGCAGAACGGGCTATCCATGGACGAGATGGCTGTCCGATGTAATTTATCAAAGGGCTACATTTCCCTGATTGAAAAAGGAATCAATGCCCAAACAAATGCTCCAATACAGCCGAAAGGGATTACCCTGGCCAAGCTCGCCAAAGGAATGAACTTAAAGCTTGATGACTTTATAAAGCTGCTCGGGCAAGACGAATCTTTTGACTTTCTACTAACCGCTCAAGAAGATAACATGATGGCCTATTTCCGACAGTTGAACAGCTTGGGAAAAGAAATCGCATTGAATCAAGTGCGGTTACTGGCCAACACGAAGGAACTGACAAAATGATGAAAAAGGCAAACAAAAGGCAGGGCGCCGGAAACGCTGCCGTAATCTATGCCAGGTATTCTTCGCACAACCAGAAGGACGCCAGCATTGAGCAGCAGGTCGAGGCCTGCATGAAAAAGGCCGGGCATGAAAAGCTGGAAGTGGTCGAAGTCTATGCAGATCGGGCCAAGTCCGGGAAGACCGACAAACGCCCGAACTTCCAAAAGATGATGCAGGACGCCGGGGCGGGAAAGTTCCGGTATGTAATCGCCTGGAAGTCTAACCGCATGGGCCGCAATATGCTTCAGGCTATGGTCAATGCGGAGATACTCCGGGAGCATGGCATAAAGTGTCTGTACGTAGAAGAGGATTTCGCCGACACGGCCGCCGGCAGGTTCGCCCTCCGGAACATGATGTCCGTGAACCAGTTCTACTCCGAGAACATGGCCGAGGATATCCAGCGAGGCATGCGGGACAATGCGAAGCAGTGCAAGGCAACCGGTTCCCCGCCCTTCGGCTATAAGATAACGGCGGACAAGCACCTGGAGATTGACGAGGCGGCAGCGAAGGTCGTCCGGGAAGTCTACGAGAAAGTGGCTGCCGGTACCCGCATCATCGACATCGTGCGGAGCCTGAACGAGCGAGGCATAAAAACACGCCGGGGCTTCGAGTGGAACAAGAGCAGCTTCAACAAGATGCTCCACAACGAACGATACCGGGGCGTGTATCTGTTCAATGACATCCGAATCGAGGGCGGACTCCCCCGGATCGTCAGCGACGAACTGTATTTCAAAGTCCAGGAGGCAATACGAATGAAACCGAATCCGAGGTGCATGGGGCGCCGCACAGCGAACGGTGTCTATCTTCTGACCGGGAAGCTGTTCTGTGGCAAATGCCTGGGGCCGATGCGGGGAGAATCCGGGCGCAGCAAGAACGGCAAACTCCATTACTATTATGGTTGTCACAACAAACGGATGAATCACTCCTGCGACAAGGCCAATGTCCAGCGGGATTTCATCGAGGAGATTGTGGCAAAGGCCATCTACGAGTATTGCCTGCGGGACGATATTATTGAGCTAATCGCAGACAACACTGTGGAATATAACATGAAGAAGCTGAAGGAATCCAATGTCGGCACGCTGGAAGAGGAGCTGAACGATATCAACAAACGCCTGGGCAATTTCCTCCTTGCCATAGAAGTGACCGGGCCCACAAAGGCCATGTCGCAGCACCTGGCAGAGTTGGAAGCCGAACAGATGCGGCTCAACTTAAAGCTGAGTGACGCAAAGGCCAATGTCGTATCGTGCAGCAGGGAGCAGCTGATAGCAGGAATGCGAATCTTCCGGAAGGGAAACATCGACGATGAGAAATTCCGGGCCGATTTGTTCGACACATTCCTCCAGGCCGTGTACCTCTATGACGACAAGTACAAGCTGATCTTCACGTTCGCAGGGGACAACACGCTGGAGATTCCCATCGTCGAAATGCTGGACAGCAACGCCCTGGAAGCTGTTTATGAGGAGCAGGCAGACTGTTCGTATAAGGTTGCTTCTGCCCCACCAGTTAACTCTTATACGAACACAGAAGCACCGAAAATACGCATGTTTGCTGGGTTTGGCGCTTTTGTGTTTGAATTTCCCCTTTACAGTTTATAAGCAAAAACAGGGCAAAATGTAAATGCCCTGTTTTTTTATTGCCGTTTTGGTTAAACTCTAACGGAAAATGTTATATTCTACCGTTACCCTGCGAACATTATCCCTAAAAGATAAAATCTAACGTAAAGGAGCGGTGGCTATGACGATTAGGATTTTGCTGAGTACACGCCTTGGCGAGCGTAAACTCTCTCAAGCTGACCTGGCCCGGATGACACAGATACGAGCTTCTACCATTAATGATTATTACTGGGAGCTGACGGAACGTGTCAAGCTGGAGCACCTGGACCTTATCTGTGAGGCTCTCGGCTGCGAGATTTCCGACCTGCTGGTACGGGAACCGGACGCCGAGTTGCAGATCAGGACAAAGGCAGGCAAGCCACGAAGCCAGCGATAGCAGCTCCAAACAAAAAAGCCCGGAAGCTTCAATGCTCCCGGGTTTTTCTATTATTATTGCTTCCCTACGGTCGTCCCGTCCGGAAACTTGAACGTCAGCTGGACGGTGGCTCCCATAGCTGCCCCGATGGACTCCCACTCCTCCACGGAGAACTTGCCGGTGTTTACCCTGGCATTCAGTGTCTGCCGGGACCAGCCCATCTTCTCGGCCAGCTCCGCTTTGCTCATACCATTGAAGGCCAGAGCCATCTCAATAATCTGTTTCGCTGTCATAACCGCACCCCCTATTTTGTTGGGTACATTGTAACACAATTCTTTTACAATAGCAAACTTATTTTTTATAACCGCTGAAAAATATTTTACATTTCCTCTTGACAAATGTAAACGAAATCGTTTACAATGGACTTGTAAGACGAAAGAATAAATCCAAAACACAAAAAACGAAAAGGGAGGAAACAAATCATGTTGTTAAAAGAGCAGAACTACGGAGTAGAAATCGAACTGGTCGGAATCAGCCGGCAAAAGGGAGCCGAAATCATCGGCGGTTACTTCGGAACGGTGGCATGGCACGCAGCCCGGGAATACGGATACGACGCATGGGCGGCGAAAGACCGCAAGG